GCTACCGCTGCCGCAACTATTAACACGGCTAATCCCCACAAGCGTTTGTCTAATTTGTCCAAGGTTATTCTTTGTTCGTGCAACTGTTCTTCGATGCGTTCATAACGCATGTTGCACTCTGCACCATGTTGCTCAAGCTTTGCTAAGACTTCTTCTGCTTTCACGTTAGCATCTCCATCTTCTTCGAGCCTGTCGCAAACGGCTATTAGGATCTTTTGCTGCTTTTGGAAACTTCTTCATCTGACCTGCGGACCGGGCGCAGAAAGACTTCCTTCTAGCTTTTTCTTTTGCTGTTAAGTTTTTCTTTTTAGTGACAGCAGTTTTAAGCTTACTACCAGGATTATCACGTCGGTATTTAGCAACCCCCGCCTTGGTCATACCCGCACCGGCTTTAGTCGGACGAAAATACTTCTTCGTCTTAGGGGGCTGCTTATCTCGTTTTCTAGCCACTAGCCAAAGAAACCAGTTACGGAATCAATAGCAGTTAACGTAACGTGACACTCGCTATCAAAAATTATCCCATGATCAGGGATAGTTATCTGATTATCATCTGTGGTGTGAAACACCATAGACAATAGAGTTGCCCCACTGCTCCCGTTTTTAAAAACGATTGCTGGAGAACCGCTAGAAGACGTTTTGACGTAAAAGGATTTCAGCCTATTCCTGCCACCAAGCAACGTTCCCGTGGCTGTGGCAGTCTTAGCTGTAATTGCACTAGCCATAGATTACCCCTTTTTCTTCTTGGGAGCGGGCTGTTTAGGAGCCGCCTTTTTAGGAGCGGCCTTCTTTCCTGTGTTCAGCACCTTACTGTTTAAGTTGCCCATGACTCACCTCTTACGATACTGCCGCAGAGAACGGAGTAGCTTCTGAACCTGTCGCCGCACCTCTTGTGACCACTGAGTAAACATTTGACGCAACGTCTTGGATCTCAACCGTGCCACCAAGTATTCCTCCGGTTGTGGTACCGTTCAAAGTAATGGTGTCTGATGTGGCTTCTGTCTCAAAAATAGACGCAGAAGCATCAGAATCATTAGCCACGATAGCTACACCGGCCATGGTGTCATTAGCGTTAGCGACCTGAATCTTATAACTGTTGGATGTGACAGTCGTCTTTACAAAAAACTTGTAAACATTTCCGGTGCCCGAAGCAGCTGGAAGTGTGACTGTAGCTCCAGAGGCTATATCAAACACCATTGTCCGACCTGCGTGTGATGCAGAAGTCAGAGTAACGTTTGCGGTTACACTTACAAGAGAGCCTGAGCCTGATATAAATCCAGCCGTAGATGTAACTGGACCTGAAAAAGTAGTTGATGCCATTGCGATGTCCTCACATGCGAGTTTAGTGCGTCCGTCTGCATGTCGTCTGCTAGGTCAGTCCGACGCACCCGTTTCCTAGATTACGAAAAGTATACCCATAAAAGAAAGGGGTGCATAGAGCACCCCTTAGATTGAGATTTGAGGGAATCCCAATGAGCATTACTATTAAGCACCAGTTGTGCCAAAAACGCAACGTGGATCCGAGAATCCAAAACTGTAACGTTCTCTAGCCTTAAAGCGCATATTGCCCGTGTCAAAGTCTGCTTCCATTTGAGTGTTCAATGGAGAACGCTCGAAGTGCAGGAATCCACGAGGTGTGTCAGTCAAGATGAAGAATGCATCTGTGTCGACAAGGAAGTCGTTAACGGCATAGCCGCTAGGCAACATACCCATAGACCGGATAGCATTTACATCGTTGTCTGCCGTTCCTACGCGGAGGTTAGACACCATCAGTCGCTCTGCAACAAACTGCAACTGACGTGGGATGATCAACTTGGTTCCACGAAGGGCGATCCTAAGACCACGCTCATCGACAAAACCTGCGATAGAGATCAACGCATCTTCCAGAGAAGTTTCGTTAAGATCCGCATCAGTTGATGGACGGTTAGCAAAAGTGCCACCGTTTGTCAGCGGGTGTGATGTAGAGCACAGTGATACACCGTCTCCACCAGCAGATGCTCCAGCAGTGAAGGCGTTGTTCAGAACGTCTGCTGCTTTTACTTGCTTGGTGTGTGCCATTGAACGAGCCAAGGCACGAGTGTAACGAGAGCCCAGACGATCATAAAGATTGTCCTCAATAGCTTCTTCTGTGATAGAAAAAGCCAAGGCCACTGTCTCGTGGTTGTAACGTGCAGTGAATGCTTCGTTTGCGTTATCAAAACTAATGGCAGAGCCCTCAGTTTTAGTAGGTGCCGCACCGAAACCAGACAACATTACTTCCTCTTCAAACGCTCGGTCTGAAGACTCTGTAGTGTAGATCTCTGCGTGTTGGTTTTCGTACCTGCCATACTCCATGCCGAAAAGGGCATTGAGTCCTGGCTCCAGTTCTTTCGCTAGTTGTGCGCGAGAAATTGCCATTTCTTAATCCCCTTATACGCCAGTTGTACTTGGTGTGCCCTGAGCGATAGAACCGGTCGGAGCATTAAAGTGATTGTTAATACGAACAATCAGTGGAATACCAGCAGCACTAAAATCGCTATTTTCTGGATCATCTAAGATGCCCATGATACGAAGTATGTCTGATGCCGTTGTTCCTACAGCATTCAAATCTGCCGTAGCAGACGAAATGCCTGTAGTGCTGGATCCACTGTTTCCATCTGCAAGCTGAATGTTTGAGAAGACAGCGGTACGAAGCTCTGCTTCTGTATCGTTACCACTTTGTACATTCGATGTTGCGATTGTAAACAGTTGGGATGGGTTGTCGTACAGGAAGGCTTTTACAGGGAAGTTTGAATCTGCTCCCGCTGAAGCCGAACCTGGCCAAGTGTTGGAAAAGACCGTTTTCCCATCTGAGGACCGAACGTACTCGCATCCGTTGAAAACACCAACAATAGACACTGTGCCACCTGCTGCTGCTTGGAGGTTATCAATCACTCCCGCTGCAAGAGGTATGACAGGCTGTCCCTGATAAAGGGCGTTGGTATTGTCAGAGGCAATGCGGTACTCCGTTGTACCAGTGGAAGCCGGTGCTGATCCCAGCATGCCATACGGCCTTAGACCGAAGGCTCCATTTGTATTTGCCATTTTCAGTTACCTTTTAAGTTATCTTAATCGGTATCAGAATTTCTTCCTCCACCGAAACTTACCCTGCTTTGCCTTTCGTTATGAATCGGCATTGAAGGGTGCTGTTCTTTCATTAGGTCCTGGTCTACAGCCGTCATCTGGTCGCGGGTTCGGCCCCCGAAATACTCGTTTCTTTCTTGTGCTGTCTCTGCTGGAAGTCTACAAAGCATTAAGCCTCCCTGACCTATAACTCCAGCGTTTTTGCCCTCTTCAATTACCGGGTACTGATATCCTGGATACTCTTCGGCTCTAACCGGTTCCCATCCCTCTCGAAAACGAGAGTGAACGTTCATGGAATCGTCTTCGCCTCTAACAGAGGTTCTAATCCAACGATGTACATACCCATCAGGGGCTGGTGGTGCCTCCAACCTATTCGGTGGTGCCCACGGTTTTCTGCGTTCTTCAGTAGAACGATTTTTTGCTGCGCGTGGTGTGCGTTTGTCTGTAGTCTCTGCCATTTTACCTTCTCCTTATCTCTTGACGTACTTAGCATATTCTTCTAGTGGAACATTTAGCCTTCGTGCCATTTGAATCTCAGACGGTTCTAGCTTGACTGTTCTGCGCCCTGGTGGTTTTCGGGAAGATGATGAGTCCGCAGGAGCGACCGCACTCGTTTTTCCCGTTTTAAACTTCTGCGGAAACTCGTTCCGCATACGGTTATCTATTTCATTGTAGTAGTCATCGGAGGAAGGATCAAATCCTTCTTCCTCAACTAACTTTCTATGTATCCCAAAAGCAGCATACGTCATAACTTCGTCTTGTCCAAACCAATCGTTCTTATCGGCCCAGGCTTTTGCTTTCGGATCTGGTTCAGCAGCCTGTTGTTGCTGGGGTTCCGGTTGTTCAATAGTCTGGCCAGAGTCTTCTGATTGTTGAACAGACACTTTTTCTTGCCTGTCTTTAGCTAAACGATACCGCTCTTGCTCTATGGTGACCTTAGACAAAGCTTGTTGCGCTTCTACTATTCGATCAGAATCGCCTTGGTCATACGCTTTTCTCAACGCTTCTTTAGTGATCTCTAACTGATTTTCAATCCGTTGACCGTATTCGCTAAGATGCGCCTGTTGCGACGTAGACATTTGAGCCTTTAGCTTTTCATTTTCTTCACGTAAATGTTTAGCTAAACGAACAGCTTCTTCCCTGTCTCGCTCTTCTTGTCGATACTTTTCTGTAAGCTTTTTAATACGTTTTTGAACATTTTTAGAATAATTATTAAGTTCTTGCTCTTCTTCAGAGACAATTGGTTGTGGCTCCGTCTCTTGCACTGAGCTTGTTTCTTTTGTTTCTTCTGTAGAAGGCTCTTCAGGTAGCTCAATCTCTACGCTTTGTGCCTCTTCAGCCTCTTGTGTTTCTACTTTTACATCTTCTTCAGACACTGTTCACATCCTCTGGGTTAAGAATAGCCGCGATAACTTCATCATCGTTGATGATCCTAAGTTCTTTGTCGTTCTTGTCCCTAAAACGGGCACCAGCGTATCGTCCGATACAAACCCAATCACCTTCCTGGCACCAAGCCTGGTTACCAAATTTTGTTGAGTCTTTATAAGCTAAGGGTCCTACACTTAACACCTGGGCTACTACAGTTCCAACAGCTTCTTTTTTACGGACATCTTCTGGAAGCACAATCCCGCCTTCAGTCTTATCTCTACCTTCATACGGGCGCACAAGAATCCGCCAACCGGTCGGTCGGGGAAGTGGAGTGTCAGTCATCTTCTTCATACCTTTTCAGCAGGGTTTTCATTTCTTGTCGGACAAAACAGACACCCTGGATCTCTCCTGTCACGCTGCGATAGTCTTCCATTGACTGAATACTACCGTTTGCCAAAAACTCTTTTAGATCTTCTTCACGATCATCCAGCACTTTATACAATGCTGACGCAAATTGCACAATATCCATCAGTCCTCTATACCGTCAGAGTATAAATTATCAAAGGTAATGTTGGGGTCGGTGTAACTAGAATGACCCTCTGCGGAGTGCGTGTACTGACTTGGTTTGAAATCAGGGGCACCTTCGCCTGTGTCCCAAAGTGCAGGTGATGTTGCCCTGACTCTGTTGTTTGGCAAAGCAATAATGT